GCGCTCAACTCAAGGTGCTGAAGGACAGCGAAAAACATCTCAAGGATATCAAAGCGAGTTTGATTCCCGTGAACACCGAATGAGCGTCACCTATTACAAGTCAGCCAGCCAGCCAGCGTTCTCGGTCGCCGTGACCGCTTCGCTCCCGGTTTGGGAACGTGTCCTTCCAGAGCCTAACGCAAAGATCGTTTTTCGACAGACGCATCAAGTCGCCGTCTCCTATTACACGCCGCTCACGCTCAATACCGTGTACAGCGCCGGACCCGTCACCTACGGCGTTCCGGCTACGACGACTTACTTCCTCGTCGCCGAGGACAACTTCCGCGACATGAGCGGAGGGATGCTGTCCTTCGAGCGGCAATGGGCGGCGGTCCCGACAACATGGTTCGACCGGGAGGACTTCCCGTTCAACTATCCGGGATACATTGTGCCGATCTCAATCGGAACGCGGTACCTTTCAAGCGCGCCGACCGAGTGGCCGACTTACTACACGATCCCTTACACGCCGTCGAATGTTTCGGCCGGTGATCGGATCTATCTCGACGGAAGCTACACGCGAAATTCCATCAGCTATCGGGTGAACCTTTTCACTACGGCAAACGATAGAACCGCCGGCGGTCTTTACGTCGGCGTCGGTAAGATCCTGCCCGGGACTGGGACTTTCTCGAGCGGTGGCTTATGGGTTCGTCGAGCGGATCAAGGAAGATCGCAACCGGAAACAATCGTGATTCCGTCGATGCTGCAAAACGATTATGCGCTAACAAGCGTGACGCAGATCGACGTTGATCTGCCGGCGATGGCTCAATTCACTCCGGTTGATTCTGTAGGCAATTCGGTATCCTATCTATCAACCGGAACTGCTACGGCTCCGAACTCATCCGAATACGCGACAGCGATTGCGACGAACTCAAATTTGATCGCCGAGTGCATCCGCGAACGCTGGCTCGGCAACATCTACGTCCGAAGAATCCGGCTCGTGCCGGCGCAGTAACATGGCACAGGGCGACGATCTCAAAGTTGAGAAGATACCGGCGGCGTTTCGCGAACTAGCCGAGAAGCACAACGCGCTCGTCGATTTGATGATGACGATGTACGGAAAAAACGGCGTCAACGTCTACAACTCGCAAGGCCGAATCGTGATCGACGGCTCAGGCCCCGGAGGAATTCCGACAGGATACGGTCCTGTTGATCTACAAGTCTGCGTCAACGGATCTGCCGTGACGTACACTTTTCTAGCCGCAAGTTGATGCCTTCGCTGCTGGCACAGCCGCATGATTATTGGAACGAGGGCGCGGTTTACTCCGGCTTTTGCTCTATCGACCCGTGCTACCACGGATGCTTTTGCGGACTGATCGAGGTCGAAGATAGCGGAGGCGACGAAGGATTTTCGCTGACGTTCAACTTTAACGCGGTCGGGAACAATGCGGTTTTCGTTGCAAGCGGAGACATGATCACGGTCAAAGATCAACTCAAGGTCTGGGCTGACACGACTGTGCTTTACGATACCGGCTGCATCGCAGGGACGTTCAACTCAGGCGAAGTCTCAATCCCACAAGGAACGACAACAATGAAGGTTGAGGTGATCCCTAATTGTGATGGCGGCACCGGCACGCTTTGGTCGTTCCTCGTCCAACTGTATTGCACATGATCATGCGCATTGCAAAAGAGGCGATAGCGGAATTCTGCCGACTTCGGAAAATCCCGCAGGAGAAATTCGAGGCCGCGGGCGCTTACGCCGCAGACGGATTCTTCGAGATCGAGCGCGAGAAATTTCGAGAGCTCACGCGAACATATCGTCGCACCGGGCTGGGCGATATCGTGGCGCGATTTGCCGAGCCGGTCGCAGAAGTGATCGACGCGGTCGCGGGAACAGAGCTCAAGAGTTGCGGAGGATGCGCGAGGCGGCGCGAGATCTTGAACAAGTTTCAGATCTGACGCCCTTTTTTCGTCACGCGTAACTCGCTGCAAATGCGCGACTTACGAAAGCTCAGGAGATTTTTTCGCTTTTGGTCTTGGCAAAGCGGTTCGGTTCGGATTGGGTCTGCGTCGTTCAGCAACGACCAACCAACAAAACAACGACGACAATGACCTCCACGATCCTGACCTCCAGCGCCCAGACCGATGCCGCTTTTTTGACCGAGAAGGAAAAGGCGTTCCTCAAGATCTGCCTCAACTACGACAACCTCGAAACGCAGATCAGCGACAACTTCAGCAACGGCGGAATCGACGAGGCGATGGATCTTTTCGAGGGCTCGTCCGCTTCTCGCCGCAAGGCGGCTGGCGGTCTGCTCACCAGCTTGCAGAAAAAGGGAATGGGAGAGCTTTGGACCGACAATGATCAATTCCAATTGAGTCATCGCGGCATCCGCGCCGCGTTCGAGGTTTGAGACCTCATCGAGCCTTCCCACGCGGAGGGCTCTATTGAGTTCTCGAACAACCAACCAACAACGACAATGACACCCATCGACATGATCCCCAGCGCCGGCATCCGCGCCGCGCTTTCCGCTACCGACGACACCTACGCGACGAAGGTCGGCACCTACGAGCACCCGCAGCACGTCGGCTCCGATGATTACCGCGTCACGCTCTGGCTCCTGCCTTGCGGCGAGTTAGTTCTCGAGACGAATGGCGAACCGATCTTCGAGTGCGACGGGTCCGACTTCGCTGCGACCTGCGCGGAGTACGGGATCGGCGAGGAGGTGGTATCATGAAGCGCCTCGCCTTGCTCCTCGCGCTTGCCGCGACCGCGCACGCCGCGCCGCCGGAATCATTCTGGCGCGCTCTCCATCTCGTCGAGACCTCCGGCCGGCACGGGGCGATCCTCGGCGACAATGGCCGCAGCCTAGGGCCGCTCCAGATCAGTCGCGCTTACTTCACCGACTCCCGCGTCGGCGGCACTTACGAGCAGGTCTCGGACCTCGGATTCGCTCGGCGAGTCGTCTCGGCTTACCTGCAACGATACGCGCCGAAGGCGTGGGCCGCGGGTGACGTCGTCACGCTGGCGCGGATTCACAACGGCGGGCCGGCCGGCGCTCGCAAGGCGGCGACGGTCAATTACGGCGCAAAGGTCGCGAGGCTTTCCGGAGGTGCGCGGTGAACTACGAGACTTTTCTAGACGCAAAGAGACACGTCGGCGCGCAGCACGGCTTCGCACCGACCTTCATGCCGGAGAAGCTGTTCGACTTTCAGCGGGCGCTTGTGACATGGGCGGTTGAGCGCGGCCGGTCTGCGATCTTCGCGGACTGCGGGCTCGGCAAGACCGCCATCCAGTTAACGTTCGCCGAGAACATCGTGCGCCAGACCAATCGTCCCGTCCTCGTGCTGACGCCGCTCGCCGTCGCTAGGCAGGCCGTCGAGGAGGGCGTGAAGTTCGGCATCGACTGCGTCCGGTCATCGGATGGCAAGTTCCCGGCTAGCGCTCGCGTGGTCGTGACGAACTACCAGCGGCTCCACCACTTCGACCGGGCTCAGTTCGCCGGCGTGGTCTGCGACGAGTCTTCGATCCTCAAAAACTTCGACGGCATGACCAAGGCCGCGGTCACCGACTTCGCCCGCAAGATCCCGTACCGGCTACTCTGCACGGCGACCGCAGCGCCGAACGACTACATCGAGCTCGGAACCTCAAGCGAGGCGCTCGGCGAGATGGGGTTTTCTGATATGCTCGGACGCTTCTTCAAGAAGCAGGGACCGACGACCTCAAGATCCGACGAGCACCGCGCCGGAGTCTGGCGGTTTCGCGGCCATTCCGAGCGCGACTTCTGGCGCTGGGTCTGCTCGTGGGCGCGGGCGGTTCGCCGGCCGAGTGATATGGGCTGCGATGACGGTCCGTTCAAATTGCCGAAGCTAACGACCCGAGAGCACGTCGTCGTCGCTCGCAGTCAACGCGACGGAATGCTGTTCGACCTGCCGGCGATGTCACTCGGCGAGCAACGCGAGGAGCGCCGCCGCACCATCTCGGAACGGTGCGAGCTTGTCGCGAATCTCGTCGGAAATACCGGACGTCCGGCGGTTGTCTGGTGTCACCTCAATGACGAGGGCAAGATGCTCTCCAAACTCATCAAGGATTCCGCCGAGGTATCCGGCGATGACGAGGACGACAAGAAGGAGGAGACCTTCGAGGCATTCTCGAGCGGTCAGTTGCGGGTGCTTATCACTAAACCGCAGATTGCCGGCTTTGGTCTCAACTGGCAGCACTGCGCGCACCAGACGTTTTTCCCGTCTCACTCCTTTGAGCAATGGTACCAAGCCGTTCGACGGTGTTGGCGCTTTGGGCAGAAACGGGACGTAGTGATCGACGTCGTCGCATCCGAGGGCGAGTCCGGCGTCGTCTCGAATCTGCAACGCAAAGCCGACCAAGCCGACGCGATGTTCAAGCATCTCGTCTCACTCATCAACGAAGAGCTCCGCATCGAGGGAGCAAAGCACGCTCAATTCAATCCCAGTTTCCCGAAATGGTTATGAACAACGACAAGCAACATATCACGGAGCGGTTCGCGCTCTACAATTCAGATTGCATCGACGTCATGCGCGCAATGCCTGACGGGTCGATTGATTTCTCGGTCTACTCGCCGCCGTTCTGCGGTCTCTACAATTACTCCAGCAGCGAGCGCGACCTCTCGAACTGCCGGTCCTACTCGGAGTTTTTCGAGCATTACGACTTCGTGATCTCGGAACTGGCGCGGCTTACTAAGCCGGGACGCATCACCGCAGTTCATTGCATGGACGTGGCTGGCACTGGCAATGGGCCGACCGCAAAGATGGGAGTCGCCGCGAACGTAGGCTCGGGGCTGATCGACTTTCCCGGCGACATCATCCGCTCCCATGAGAAACACGGGTTTCAATTCTGTATGCGGCGCGTGATCTGGAAGGAGCCGCTCGGCGTCCGCCTGCGGACGATGGCGAAGGGACTTGCGCACGCTCAGATCGTCGAGGACTCGACGTTATGCGACGTCGCCGGTGGCGACTACCTGCTTTGCTTCCGCAAGAAGGGCGAGAACCCCGTGCCGGTCGAGCACCCGAC